GCCGTTCTTCCCGCGGATCGCGAACGCCCCAGCGTGCCACGGCTGGACCTTCGCCCGGCCGCCGATGCTGATGCCCTTGAGGACCTCGAAGTAGTTGTCGGCAGTCCACCCGGCGATGAGCTGCCGCACCCGGTTCCAGTAACCGACCCGGTACTTTTCCGGCAGCTGGAAGGAGAAGCTGGGTGCCCCGACGTCGCTCTTCATGACGATCTCGGTGTTCGACATGATCAGCTCAGCTGCGGCCTCGCTGGCGGCCTCGAGCACCTGAGGCGAGTTGACGACGCTCTCGACCGCGACGGGCTCGATCCGTTCGTTGATCGCCTGTTGGGTCTCCGAGCCGGGCTGCCGGATGTTGGCTGCCATGGTGCCGTCGGTGACGGGCTGCAGGTCGCCGATGTAGGCCATGTTCGTCATGTGGTGGTTGCCCTCTCAAGTACGTGGACGCGAGCTTTCTCGCCGGAGATGTCGAGGTAGACGAGGTAGTCCCGGTCAGGCGGGCCGAATCCCCATCCGACCGCCCCGGGAGGTGCGGGCTGGACGAGGAGCTTGCCGATCGGTCCGCCACCGAGCGGGACGCGTAGCTTGGCCGGGATCCGCTTGATGATCGGTGCGCGGCCCGCCGCGCTCCACACGGCTTCCACGTCGTACCAAGTCGCTGGTGCGAGGAACGTTGTCTCCCACAGGTCCAGCCGGAAGGCTCCGTAGAGGTCGGGGATGATCTCGATCGGCTCAGTGATGAGGAGACGATCGTCCTCGGTGGCGGGCCCCGAGAGCGTGAACCGGAGGCGGAGCTGCCGGTTAGCGAGGGGGCGCAGGCCGCAGTCGGTGACGGTGCCGTAGACGGTCGCGAGCGCCATGGCGGGTTCCTCCGGTTCGTCGGGATCTTCTGGGTCGGTCGGGTCCGTCGGGTCCGTCGGGTCCGTCGGATCCGTCGGATTCTCTGGATCGGTGGGATCCGTGGGATCTGTCGGGTCCGTGGGGTCTGTCGGGTCCGTCGGATCGGTCGGAGGTTCGGGCTCCGAGGTGACCGGGCGGATCGCCGCGAGGGTGCGCAGCATGATCTTCGCGATCGCGGCGTGGCCGGCCTTGTTGGGGTGCAGGCCGTCGCCGATGCGGAGCGAGAACACGTTCGGCGGGAACAGCTCGTCCATCAGGCGCGGGTCGACGCGCACCAGGTTCGGGTAGTCGCCGAAGTCGTCGAGTGCCTCGACCTGCAGGTCGCGGAACATCTCGATGGTCTCGTGCGTCGGCCGGGGTGCGTCGTACAGGAGGTACGACGCGGCCTTCGCCGGCGGCGCCATGACGACCATGGGCCGGTCGACGATGCTCGGCGCCCACCGAAGGATGCCGACCGAGATGAGCTCGTCGCCGGCCGCGCCCTTGTGCGTGATGGTGACCGTGTGCTCGCCGTCGTCAGCGAGATCCTGGAAGTGGATCGGCTGGGGCGCGTACTTTCCGCCGTTGGACCCAGGGGCGCCCTGGGACTTCGTCGACCGCGCCACGGGGGCGCCGCCGTCGAGGGACCAGGTGTAGTCGCAGCCGGACTGGTCGATGCGACCGAGCATCATCAGGGTCGCGTTGCGGCCCTCGAAGACGTAGGTCTTCGTCGCCCCGTTGACGGTGGTGATGCGGGTCTTGTCCGAGAACTGCTCGGGGTTGTCGCTCCACGCGCCGGTCTCGACGCCGGCGCCGATCTTCTGGTCGGACCAGAGGATCGCGGGGATCGCGGACATCGCGTTCTTGAAGCCGCGCTGGCCGGCCTGCGAGATGGAGTACTTCGCGTCGTTGCCGCCGACGACGACCGTGACCAGGTCGCGGTCGGCGACGTTCGCGTGGTCCCACTCGCGGACCCGGTCGAACTTGTCGGGCTGGCCGAGCAGGCGCATGGCGACGTCGATCGCGATCGATCCGCCGTCGGCCCAGTTCTTGACCGTCGTGTCGAGCTCATCGGCGACGAGGACGGGCCAGATGTCGCCGGGGCCGTAGTCCTTGAGCGGGGCGTCGTCGCTGATGTTGATGTTCGCCGAGTCGCCGAGGGCGGTGTCGTCGGCGAGCTTCCACGGCGTGAGCGACGGCTCGTCCGGAGGGGTCGGCTCCTCCGGGTCGACCGGCGGGTCCTCCGGATCGACCGGCGGGTCGACCGGCGGGTCCTCGGGGTCCACCGGCGGCACGGTGTCCGCCGCGAGGGTGCGGAAGGTGACGGGCGCTGCAGGCTGCTCGTCGCCGGCCTCTGCCTCGAGCGTCGCGAGGACGAGGGTGTAGACGGTGTCCGGCTCGAGCTCGCGCAGCAGCGCAGGCGACTCCTCGACCGCCTTGACGGTGTCGCCGTTGAGGGCGACCGTGAAGCCGAGGGGGGTGGCGCCCGTCCAGGTGATCAGGGCGTCTGTGGCCGAGACGTCGGAGACGGTCACAGCGTTCGGTGTCGGCAGCGGCGGGGGCGGGGGTACCGCCTGGCCGTCGCCGACACCGAACGGGGACGTTCCGAACGGCTGGGTTCCGAATCCAGCCATCGGATCAGGCGAACGTGGTCGAGGGCAGGGTCTTCTTGGTCACGGTGCCTCCACTGATCTTGAGCGCCGGGATGTCCCCCGTCCCGTTGAGGACGGTGATCTTCGGGCTCGAGTGCTTGATGGTTCCCTTGCCGGACACGTGCGTCACCCACGCCTCGGGCATGCCCGTGACGCCCGCCTTCTTCGCGACGGACACGTTGCCGTCGAGGACGAGGTTGATGACGCCCTCGGTCTCGTGGCTCGTCATCCGGATGAGCTTCGTGCTGTCGGTCTCGTTCCGGGAGAAGTCCGCGAACATCGGGCCGATGAAGGCGATGTGCGCGGTGACGGGGACCTTCGGCTTGGGGCCGGGGTCGCCGTCCTTCCAGTAGCCGCCGGGGACGATGTCGAACATCGCGAGCGTGTTCCGCCCGGTGCGCGTGCCCGAGATCCAGGTGTCGACGCCGGTGAGGCGCATGCCGACCGTCTGGTACCGCGTCGCCGAGCGGCCTCCGTCGTCGAAGCCGTTGTCGTGGTAGACGGCCGAGTGGAACGGGGACTCCGCCGCGAGGCCCTGCCGGTAGCCGACCTCCTCGTAGCCCCACGCGTCGTTGCCGATGTAGGTGGAGCGGGAGTGGACGGGCTTGAGGACCCAGCCGGTCGTGTTCGGGTCCGGGTTGCCCTGCGGGACGGTGAAGCCGGCGGTCGCGTCGGTGAAGCCGTAGATCCCGCCGATGCTCTTGTTGCCGATGTACCAGGTGTTCGTCGAGCGCGTCTGGAACACCGACTTGCCGGCGTCCTTCTGGCCGCCGGAGATGACGCCGTTGCCGATGTTGCCGATGAAGTAGATGCTGTCGGCGCCGTGGTGGGTGTCGAAGCCGGGCGCGTAGGTGTCGAAGGTCTTGTTGAAGGTGACGAAGAGGAACCGCTGCGTGCCGTGGCGCAGCGTGTCACCGACGGCCGAGAGGAACTGGCTGTTCCCGGTCGGGTTCGTCGTGAAGCCGTGGCGGACGTTCGTGAAGACGTTGCCGGTGACGAGGAGGTTCTGACCGGTGCCCTCGACCTCGACGCCGTAGCCGAACGCGTCCTCATCGGTGGCGTCGTTCGGGAGCGCGAGGACCTGGTTGTTGGCGACGACGCCGCCGTAGGGCGATGCGAGGCGGAACGCGTTCCGGTAGCCGTTCTTGAAGATGTTGCCGACGTAGCGGCCGTTGACGGCGCCGCGGATGTCGACCGCTGCTCCGCGGACCTGGTTGACGCCGTTGGGGTCGGTGACCGTGTCGAACGTGAGGTCCTCGAGCTGCGAGACGAGGTTCGAGAAGTAGTCGCCCACCGGGAACAGCGCGGAGGGCGTGTAGCCCTTCTGCGAGCCGCCGAGCTTGCGGATGGTCTTGCCCGCGGTGATCTTCGACCAGTCGTAGAGGGTCGTGCCCTTCGTGATGACCTGGCCGGCGGCCGCGATCTTCCCGACGATGGTCGTGCCCTTGAGGACGTTCTCGCCGACCTGGAAGCTGCCGAGCACCTGCCGCGTGGTGACCCGCTTGTTCGTGGAGCCGTTGTAGTCGGCGCCGAAGCTCTCGATCTTCATCGACGCCTTCGACGTCGCACCGGTGAGCTTGTCGTTCTCCGCGAGCGTGCTCGCCGCGCTGCTGAGGAGGTAGGTGACGCCGAGGATCGCCACGGCCTCCGCCATGACGGGCTTGCCGGACGAGAGAGGGGTGTCGCCGCTCGAGAGCAGGTCGTGCACGACGGTCCCGGGCAGAGCCCAGGTGTAGAAGCCGGACCGGTAGTCGCTGGTGGTCGACTTGGTCGCGCCGGACGCGACGATCTGCCAGGCCGTGTCGGCGCGGAACTTGGGGATGTCGGCGGCGGGGACGTCGATGAAGTTCGAGGCGTGCTTGCCGTCGGTGTTGACACCGTCGCCGCCGACGACGGCCTCCTTGAACGCGGAGACCGTGACGCCGGGCGAGGGCGCGATGATCTGGCGGACGATCGTGCCGCCCTGGCCGAAGAAGCCGCCGCCGCCCACGCCGATGACGTGCATGTTCTTGTCGTTGAAGTTCGACCCCGCCGTGGTCTCCGCGACCAGGTAACGATGCGGCGCGAGGATGGCCTTCTTCGTGCGGTGCGCCTCGGCGTAGAGCGCCGTGGCGTCGTTCGCGACCGGGGTCTCCGCGTCGGGGTCGAAGGAGGTGAGCTTCCACTTCGGGTCCGCGGCGTTGAGAAAGCCGACGGACTGCTCCGCGATGCCTCCGACCTGCAGTTCCTGGATCGCGGTGGTGGCAGCAGCTGCCCACCCGCGCCAGTCGGTGTTGTTGAGGGCGGGGGCGGGCGGGACGGTGGTAACGGTGGCGGCCACGGCGGTCTCCTGTCAGGGGTGTCGGCGCGCGTGAGGCTCAGCCGCCGGGAGGGGTGTAGGGGCATGCGAAAGCTCCCGCCGGGTCGACGGGGGCTGGGGTGGAGCGCGGGGCGGGAGTGGGTCAGCGGCGAGCGCCGAGGGCGTCTCGTTCCTTCTGGGAGCGGACGACGGCGGCGGCGAGGGCGGACTCGGAGGTGCCGGGCGCGGCGGTGACGTTGATGGTCACCGGCTCCGCTTCGTGGCGTCCCTGCCGCTGCCCGTCCTCGCGGACCTGCACGCCGATCTCGGTGGCGAGCGCGGAGAGCGCGGCGAGGATCGCGATGACGAGGGACTGCCAGGTGAAGCCGAGCACGAGGGGGATGATCAGCGTCGCGACGGACGCCAGGATCGCGGCGCCGGTCTTGAGACCGCCGGCCCAGCGGCCCTTGAGCAGCGGCACGCCGAACGTGGTGATCGCGCCGGCGACGAGGGCGAGCAGCTGGCCCGCCTCGACGTCGTCGATGCGCTCGTCGGCGAGCGCGGTCTGCAGGGCGCCGAAGATGAGGATGAAGCCGGGCAGCAGCGCGGCGAGGTACTTCTGGATCACGGGGTCTCCTTGGGTGTGGCGGGCGTGGTGCTGGCGGGCAGGGCCTCGATGGCGGGCCACGGTGGGATCTCGGTGGCGCCGAACTCGGCGAGGAGGCGGCGCAGGTGTCCGGCGTGCTCTTCGATGCGACGGCGGTTGCGGTCGGAGATCTCGGCGCGCTGGTACTCGCGGTCGCGCTGAGCGACCAGGTCGTTCTTGCGGTGCGACTCGCGCGCGGACATGCCGTTGCGGATCTTGAGGTAGATGGAGACGCCGCGGGAGCTGAACGCTCCGATGCCGCCGGCGCCGAGGATGGCGACGATGAGAGGGACGAGGTTGTCGTCGGTCAGCACTCGTTGCCCCCTACTCGTGCCGCGGTGCGACGTTCTGCGTTCGCCTCCGCAGCGCGTCGGCCAGTCGGTCGGTGAGGTCCTGGTGGCTGGGGTCCGTGCCGAAGATCTGCAGTTCGACGTAGCGGCGCAGCAGACCCAGGAAGGCCGCGAGGACGAGGACCGTGGCGACGGCCGCGGTGACGGACTCGAGCGCGGTGCTGCCAAGGATCACGACGTAGATCGCGACTCCGAACATTCCAGCGGGCCCGGCGGGCACCTCGAGCACCCAGAAGCGCGTGATGCGGCCGAGGGCGCCGAGCCCGCCTCCGACCAGGAGCAGCGACGCCCAGACGCCGATGAGCCACTCGAAGCCGCGCAGCTCCGTGGTGACACTGTCGGGGGTGAAGGCGAGCGCGTAGATCCCGCCCGTCAGCACGGCCAGGTACGCGACGATGTCGATCCACCGGATGATCGCCTCCGCGCGCCGACGGCGGCTCTCCGGGATGGGGTTCCGGTCCATCAGCTCAGGACGCCAGGCTCGCCGCGAGCGTGGACGGGATCGCCGCGAAGTCGTCCTTGAGGGCCTGGTCGACCTTCTCGGCGATCAGGTCCGTCAGCGCCTGCGGGTCGACGCCCTGCGCGAGAGCGAGCGTTTGCACCGCGGCGGTGAGCGCGGTGATGCGCGCGTCGACGCCGCCGAGGATGACGCGGGTGTGGTCGGCGAGGATGCCCATGGTCACGGGCTGCGGCTCGCCCTTCTCATTGACCATGACGGTCGAGGGGAACGGCTGGTCGCGCGAGCCGGCGGCGGCGACCTTCGCGGCGTCGGCGGCCGCGGTGACGTGGACGAAGAGGTGGTTGAGCAGGGTGCTGATGTAGACCTTCTGCTTGCCCCCCTTGAGGTCGTCGATCTCGATGATGTCGGACAGCTGCATGTCGTACTCCTCAGGCGGTGCGGTGACGGTAGTGGCCCCGCCGCCGGTGGCGGCGAGGTAGAGGGCGGGGTCGACCTGGCGGCCGTTCCTCCGGAGCTCCTGGTGGCAGTGCACGTACTTCGTGCCCGTGTTGCCCATGACGCCGATCTCTTCGGCCTGCTCGACCTGGTCGCCGACCTCCGCGAGGAACTCGGCTAGGTGAGCGATGAGGGTCTCCCAGTGGTCGCCGTTCTCGTCGCGGCCGTGGTCGATGACGATGCGGTTCCCGTAGGTGCCGAACCAGCCGGCGACGGTGACCGTCCCGGCGGCGGGAGCGACGATGCGGAGGTCGTCCTTCGTCGCGTTGCCATGGCCCCAGTCGGTGCCGCCGTGAGACTTCACGTTCGCGCCGGGGACGTTCTTCGCGCCGAACGGGCTGGTCATGCGGCCGCGCGCCGCCTTGATGATCTGCATGCGGATCTCCTTGGTCGAGGGTCAGGCGGCGGCGCGGAAGAGGCGCCCGTCGGGGCCGACCTGCAGGTCGCCGGAGCCGGTGTCCGTTCGGGTGAGGCGTCCGTCGGGGCCGACGCCGACGTTGCCGGCGCCATTCGCACTGCGGGTGAAGCGGCCGTCGGCGCCGATCGTCAGGTTCCCGCCGCCCGGGTCGCCCGGGTCGTTCGGGTTCTCGGTGGGCGGGCCGTCTGGGCCATCTCCCGTGTCGGGCCAGTCGCCGGCGAGCGCCGCGCGGATGGCGGGGTCGGGGTCAATCAGCCCGTCGGTGATGCCCTGCCAGATGCCGTCGCTCGTGCCGTAGGTGGTGTGGGAGTGGGAGCCGGACCAGGCGGAGCCGGTGAAGTCGCCGTAGGTGGCGGCGTAGCGACGACGTCGCCGGGCTCGACGTGCTGGCCGACGGCGACGGTGATGCCCCAGAGGTGGGCCCAGGCGGCGCGCTTGTCGGAGTCGTCGATGCGGATGCCGACGACGGGGCCGAGGCCGCCGGTGCTGCTGATGACGTAGACGGTGCCGGGCGCCCAGACGGGGATCGCCTGTCGGGGCGCGGCGGCGATGTCGAGGCCGCGGTGCCCGAAGGACGAGTAGTAGGGGCCCTGCTCGCGGAAGCGGTTGCGGAAGTTCGACGGGTCGTAGAACGCCCGCCAGTTCGCGACCGGCATCAGCTGGTGGGGAGATCGGTGAGGTACGCGTCGCCGTCGCGCAGTTCGAGGCCGGGGCCGGTCTTCTGCTTGAGGCGTACGTTGGGGCCGTCCATGAGGACGTACGCGCCGCCGGCGTTGCGGACCTCCACGGATGCGCCGACGACGACGCGGGAGTCGCCGCGCTCCACGCGGATCTCGTCGTCGCGGAGGGTGACGCGCGCTCCGCCGCGCTCGACGCGGACCTCGTCGCCGCGGATGGCGATCGCCGAGCCGGCGCGGTCGAGGGTGATCTGGTCGGGCGCGACCTCGACCCGGCCGTCGCCGGTCGCGATCTTCGCGCTGTGCGGGGCGAGGCGCATGCTCGCGTCCTCCTGCAGCGCGACGAGCTCGTTCTCGGCGAGGACGAGGTTGCTGTCCCAGGCGAGCAGCCGGAGCGGAATGCCGAAGGCGACGAGTCGTCCCTCTCCGGCCTCGTGGATCAGCTGCGCGGACTGGTTGACGTCGCCGCTCGCGGAGACGACGAAGCGACCGCCGCCGAACGCTCGGACGTCGCCGGTGACGTCGACTCGTCCCTTCTGCCCGGCCTGCCCGTCGACGAAGAGGGTGCCAGTGACGCGGCCCGTGCCCTCGAGGAGGAACGCTTCGAGGCCGGCGACGCGGAGGCGGCCGACGGTGATGGAGCGTTGCCGAGCTGGGTGCCGCGCTCGATGCGGTCGAGGCGCTGGTTGGCGCGGCGCTGCGGGTCCTGGGCGAGGTTGTCGATGCGGGTCACACGGGCTCCCTCAGCGGCTGCAGGTGCAGGGTCACCTTCGTGGTCGTGTCGGTCGAGTAGCCGATGCAGTAGAGGTCGTGCCAGCCGTCGGGGATGACGGGGTCGCCGGTGAGCCCGAGGGAGACGCGGGCGCCAACGCGCAGGCGGTCGAGGAGGGTCTCGCCGGGCGCGATCGGGTAGTCGGCGTCGAGGTCGAGGGACCACTGCTCGGTCGGGGCGCGGTGGCTCCACAGGTCGGAGTAGGCGTGGCCGAGGAGGGTGCCGGCGTCGGTGATCTCCTTGTAGGACTCGACCATGTCGCGGATGACCATGCTCGGGCCGGGGAGGTTGTTGGCGAAGGCGACGAGCATGTCGACCTCGGAGCCGTTGCCGACTGCGATCGAGCCGGAGCGCTGGTCCTGCCCGTTCGCCTTCCACGCCCAGTCCATCGCCGCGTTCTCGGGGGCGTCGAGGTTGATGTCGAAGTCGGGGCCGGAGAGCTGCGGTCCGCCGACGCGGACGACCCACTCGATGCCGCCGTCGTCGCGGTAGCGGGGCTCGAAGTCGAGGTCCGGGCCGTCGGCCAGGTCGCTCAGCTCGGCGAGGGCACGGTCGGGGCTGACCATGTCCCAGTAGCGGTAGACGCGCTCGAGGTCGCCGGAGCCGTCGGGCGGGAAGACGAGGGGCAGGTTCCAGCCCTCGCCGCGGCCGGAGGCAGACGGGATGAGGATCGCGCGGACGGCGCCGGAGTAGTTCTTGCCCGTGAAGGCGACCTCGCCCGCGCGGTAGCTGACGGCGTCCGCGGCGTACATGAGGCGGGCGGTGAGCTGGTCGCGGACGTCGACGAGGGACACGGTGAGGGTGCGCGACTTCCGGCGCCAGCCGTCGTCGTTCTCGATGTAGCCGGCTGCGTGCACGCGGCCGCCGCGGGCCTTGACGAGGATGCTGCCGTGCGTGCGGGTGAGCAGCGGCCCCCAGAGGTTGCCCGGCTCGAGGACGATGGAAGCGGAGCCCGTCGAGACGTCGTTCGCGACGCGGTCGAACGAGAACGACGAGACCCCGTCGATCGCGCCCAGGAGGTTGCCGGTCCGGGCTTCGTGGAGGGTGTAGGTCCAGTCGGCCACGGGCGTCTCCTCAGATGTCGGTGTCCAGGACGGTCCCGGCGATGTACGCGCCCTCGGTGACCGCGTGCACGACAGGGACGCCGGGCGGGATGCCCCAGGTGATCGGGGAGGCGAGGCCGCCGGCGACGGTCTCGCCGTTGACGCGCAGCGACCCGTCGCGCATGTCGATCACGTGAGGGCTGCCGGGCAGCAGCGGCTCGAGGACGTCGAGGCGCAGGTCGGCGGGCCCGGCGAGCGTGTAGCCGTCGGGCCGGTTCCCGGTGATCGTGAGCACGGGCGTCGCGGTGAAGTTCCCGTCGTGCGTGGCCGGGTCGGAGGTGCTTCCGGTGAAGGTGTGCTCGGCGCCGTACTTGCGGGGGTCGACAGCGATGAACTGGATCTGCCAGGTCGCGTCTCGGCGAGCGAGGCCGGAGACGTCCCACTCGACGTCGTGGTCGCGCGGGAGACGCGCGCCCACCAGCTGCCGAAATCACCGGACTCGCTGAGCTCGTCCTCGCTACCGTCGGCGAGGACGCCGTGAGACGGCGGCGGAGGTCGTTGAGGTCCTTCGCGGACTCGGCGTGCGCGCTGCCCGAGAGGGTGATCGTGCGGGCGCGAGGTGTCCGGGGACGCGGAAGGCGCCCGGGGAGTTGGGCCGGTCGATCGACTCGCGGCGCATGGGCGGGGCGGAGTCCCAGCCGCGGATGCCGTCCTCGCCGAGGACCAGATCGCCGTCCTGCCGGCGACCGAGGCCGTCTGCGAAAGCCCGCAGGCCGCCGGGCAGGGTGAAGGTCCGATCGACTCTCATCGACGCCTCCTGTCGCGATAGGCGAGCTTCTCGGCGAGGAGCTCGGCAACCACCTCGCGTCGTCCCGGGTGATGATGGTCCAGCTGTCGCCGCCGCCGCCCGCGTTGCTGATGTCGGGGTCGACCGACGCGCGCGCGGGAGGTTGAGCAGCTCGGGGCCCCGCTCGCCGACGATGACCGAGCCTGAGCCGGTGATCGTGCCGCCCTTCGCGAGCATCGGGATGCTCGGGATGGACAGCGAGATCCCGATCGCGTCGCCGACGACTGAGGTGACGCCGTTGACGCCGTCGATGAGGTCGTTCAGCGGCCGGACGATGCCGTTGATCAGGTCGATGACGAACGCGACGACGCCCTCGAAGGCGCCGCGGATGACGTCTCCGATGGTCCCGAACACGGTGGCGAAGGTGGAGCCGATCAGGCCGAGGATGCCGACCATGCGGTTCCAGGAGTCGGTGAAGTAGGAGACGATGCCGTCCCACATGCCGTTCCAGACGCCGGCGATCAGCGCGCCGACGGCCGTGAAGACGGTGAGGACGGCGGTGATGTAGGCGGTGACGAGCTCGACGATCCAGGTCCAGACGCCGACGACGAAGTCCCCGATGCCCTGCCAGAGTCCGGTCCACCAAACGGAGATGAGGCCGCCGATGATCTGCAGGCCGAGCAGGAACAGCGCGAAGGTCTCGCCGATCCAGGTCGTGAAGCCGGTCCAGATCTCGACGATCCAGTTCGCGAAGCCGCCCCACATCTCGGTCCACCAGGCGCCGAAGGTGTTCAGCCCGTCGGTGATCCAGCCGATGAAGCCGCCCCAGATGTCGGTGATCGTCGTGACGACCGTGTCCCAGTTGAGGACGAGCAGGACGACGGCGGCGATGAGCGCCATGATGCCGATGACGATCCAGGTGACGGGGTTGGCGAGCAGCGCGATCGTCGACGCCCAGATCGACGCGGTCCAGGCGACGAACGCCGCGACGAGGCCGACGCCGATGACGCCGGCGATGATGCCCACGGACTCGGTGTTTTCGCCGACCCAGGTGCCGAGCTGGTCGAGCATCGGCATGGCGGCGGTGAGGCCGTCGCCGAGGGCAGTGAAGACCGCGGTCGCGATTGGCTCGAAGGCCTCCATCGCCTTGTTGAGGGTGACCTGCCACCGCTCGGCGAAGTCCATCGTCTCCTCGCCTACGCCGAGGATCGTGTCTCCGGTGGCGCCGGTCGCAGCCATCAGGTCGTCCATGTTGAGGACGCCGGACTGCAGCGCGCCGACGAACTGCGACGCGCCCTTCGTGCCGAAGATCTCCGACGCGAGGTTCAGCGCGGAGGCGGTGTCGCCTGCGTCGACGAACGACTGGATCTCGCCGGTGACGCGCTCGAACGCGGCCTGCGGCTCCTCGCCGTCCTTCGCGAGGTTGATCATGCCCTTCGACATCGACGAGAGGATCGCGGTCGAGTTCAGGCCCGCCTTGTCGAGCGTTCCCATCAGGGCTACCGACTCGTCGAAGCCAAAGCCGAGGTTCTGCAGCGCGGGCGCCACGGTCTGCACCCCGGTGGCGAGCTCGTTCATGCCGACGCCGGTGGCCTGCGACACCCGGAAGAGCGAGTCCATCGCTCCGGTGACGGCGTCGCCCTCGATGCGGAAGGCGGAGAACGCTGCCGACGTCGCGTCGATGTCGACCTCTTGGCCGAGGATGCGGCCGGCCTCGAGGTACTGCGACGCGACAGTCTCGAGGGTGTCGCCCGAGAGGCCGAGGCGGGTGTTGAGGTCGGCGACGGTCTGACCGGCGACGGCGAAGTCCGCGGGGACGGTGGTCGCTACGTTCTTCGCGACCTCGGACAGCCCCTCGAGCGCCTCGCCCTGCGCGCCCGTGCCGACACGGATGGTGTCGGTGATCTCGTCGAAGGTCGACCCGATCTCGTAGAGGCCCTTGAAGGCCCCGACGACTCCGGTGACGATGCCTGCACCGGCGAGGGCCTTGACCATGCCGCCGCCGAAGCGGCTGCCGGCGCGGTCGCCCTCACCCTGCGCGGCATCGGCGGCCCCACCGAACTGCTTCGCGATCTCGTCCTGGATGCCCTCGAGCGTCGGGACGAGGCGCATGTAGCCAGTGACGACCTCGTTGCCTTCGGGCATGGCGACCTACCTCTCGTCTTGCACGCGGCGCGGACGCTGCGCGCGCGTCGGCGAGATGAAGCGACCTCGGGAGTCGCGCGGGCGCGCGGTGCTCGCAGGCGCTTCGGCTTGGCCTGCGCGTCCCACCAGCCGGAGAAGTCAGCGACGGGGATCGCGTCGCGGCCGAGCTGCTGGGTGCGCTTCTTCTCCCACGGGCGCGGGATGGGCTTGGGCCGAGGTGCGGACTTCTTGCCCGCGCGCTGCCAGTTGCCCTGCGCGATCGAGTCGGCAACCATCGCGAGCAGCTGCGCGGAGATGTCCCAGCGGATGCCGTGCACGGACTCCGACGTCGACGACTCGGGCCGCTGCTCCCAGCGGCGGATGAGCAGCCGGAGCTCGTACCAGCTCAGCCGCTCGGTGGCGACGTCGTGCAGGTGAAGGCCGGCGAGGACGAGGTCCGTGCGAATGGCCTCTGCGTGCTCTCCGGTCAGGAGGTCGAAGAGGCCGTAGATTCCCCCAGGTCGATGTCCGAGCCGTCCTTCCACGCCATCATGAGGTCGTTGAACTGGGTCTTGTCGAGCTCGTCGAGATGCTCGAGCTGCTCGTCGGTCATGACGGACTCGAGGAGGGTGAACGTCTGGTCGAGGCCGCTGAGCTTGCGCGTCTTGCGGATGGTGCCGATCGACACGTTCTCGAAGCGGGGCAGGACGAGCTCGAAGCCGTCGGGCAGGGTGTGGTGGAACTTCTCCATCATCAGGAACCTCTCGTGGGTCCAGGAGCCGGGTGAGGACCGGGCGGGGGCGGGTTCCTGGGGCGCCCCCGCCCGGTGGTCGATCAGGCGGAGAAGACGCCGTCGTCGGTGAAGATGTAGATGTTCTGGCCGTCGGCGTCCGGGTAGGTCGCGAGGGTGACGGGCAGCGTGATCGCGCCGGTCGCGGTGAGGGGGATCTCGCCGCGGGAGACGACCTGCGCGCGCGGTGCGACGATGAGCACCCGGCGGTCGCCGTCCTTGACCTTGAAGTACCAGGCCTTGATCGGCAGCTCGTTCTTCCCGAGCGACGCGCGCATCTTCGTGCCGGAGTTCGCGGTCGCGGCGGTGATGTCGACGTGGTCCTCGCCGAAGTAGTTCCGGGCGGACTCGGCGTTCAGCTCGAGGTGGGTCCACGCGATCTCGCCGGTGAATTCGGAGAGGATGCGGCGGATCTCGGCGCCGGACCAGTCCTTGATCGTCTCGGTCGAGTCGGAGGGCGTGATGGTGACGCCGTCCTCGTTGACGTAGCCGGAGTCGCCGAGGCCGGCCGCGGTGAAGTCGTCGATGTCGTCGAAGACGGTGTCGAGCTCGGGGCCGGAGAGGATCGCTCCGGTGGCCTTCTGATCGGGCGCACCGACGAAGACCTTCTGGTTGCTGACAGGCATGAGTGCCCCTTTCAGACGTGGTGGAGTGGCCGCGGCGCGCGCGACGAAGGCCGTCCCCGGCGGGGACGGAGCGGGTGGGTCGTCAGAGCGCGGTGAGGCGTGTGTCGACGACGAGGGTGCGCGTGTAGCGGTTGCGCTTCGTGACCTGGTCCGCGCTGTTCGCCCCGCCGCCGAGCGAGCCGACGCGGTAGACGATGACGCCGGGGAGGTAGTCCTCGCCGACGAGCGACCGGATCAGGGCCGAAGAGACACGCATCAGTCGACTGGACTCGGTCAGGGTGCGGCCGAAGCACTCGAGGGTGATCTGCTGGCCGACGAGGACCCCGTCCCGGGTGTCGGTGCCGCCTGTGTCGACGATGCGCACGTGCGGGGCGTCCTCGACGCGGCCGGACACCGTCGCTTTGGCGCCGTTCTGCTCGAGCCTCTCGGGCAGCCAGTCGATCAGCCCGTCGACGAGGTCGGGCTCGGCGAGCAGCTCAGCCACGACGCACCGCCCCGAGGGCGGAGGCGAGGATGGTCGAGTCCTCGCGGACTGCGTCGAAGGCCTCGGGCGAGACCGGGCGGACGATAGTGGAGACCCGGTCGAAACCGTAGAGCCGCTTCGGCTCGAAGCCGTCGCCGAGCTCGTCCGCTGCGCGCTGGCCAGCGGCATCGACCCAGTCGGCGACCGCGTCGGAGCGGAGGATCTTCGCCAGCGCGGGCGAGTGGAACTCGAGCCGCGACTTGCCCCTACTGGCCATGCGTCCACCTCCGGAGCACGAACTGTGTGTGCGCCAGCGCTCCGGTCGGGGACGGCACCCGCATCGGCTCGCCCTCGACTTCGAAGTCGGCGCCGGCGTACTGGACGCGGTCCTCTGCGTTGACGTCGGCGGCCGCAGGGGCGACGACCTGATAGCCGGTGGCCACAGCGAGACGGTCGTCGGTGACTTCGGTGGAGGTGATCGGCTCAAGCCAGCATCCGGCGATTGTTTCCACGTCGGGCGCCTGGCTGTAGTCGGGGACGAGGGTGCCCTGGTCGTTGATCTTCGGGTAGCGCTTCCGGATGATCACCATCCGGGCGAAGCTGGGGAGCATCAGTACCTCGCGATCGCATAGGCGTCGACGGTGGCTTGCTCGTTCTCGAGGATCACGTTGCCGCCCGCGACGCCGGGGGCGGTTGCGGAGTTGACGATGGAGGCGCTGAGCGTCTGCTCGCGGACGACTCCGGTGCGCGCTGTGAGTGCGCGGGACGCCATCTGCAGGCAGAGCGTCTCGAGGTCGGCGGGCACGGCGGAGAAGCCGTGGCGGAAGGTGGCCACGACCGCGCCCGGAGTGGTGGACCAGGTGCGTCCGTGGATCTGCCCGTCGACGGTTTCGTCGTCGTCCTGCGCGACGTCGTAGCTGAGGCGGGAGACGGGGATGGAGACGCCGCTGTCGACGATCGAGACGAGCTCGACGAGGTGCAGCGTGGGCAGCCATGCAGTGCCGTCGCGGCGGATGCGCAGTGTGCGCGTGTCCTCGCGCGTGGTGGCGATGTGCCAGCCGGCGCGGTTGCGGATCTTCTTCGTGGCGGAGGCGAGCTCGCGGCGCACGTCCGGGTCGTTGGCGGCGAACAGTCCCTGCCCGCGGGCGACGAGGTCGGCCGGGAGGACGAAGAGTGCCCCGCCCGCTTCCTCCTCCTGGCCGGCCACTACTTCGTCTCGACCTTCGGGCGGCTGGTCTTCTTCGGCGCGGCGGCGGGCTCGGGCGCGGTGACCGGCTTGGTCTCGACCTCGGAGAGCCAGGAGACCGTGGTGGTCACGGGGCCGCCGGTGTCGTGCTCGACGACGACGGGCTGGTCGAGGTGGGCGACGGAGGTGGTTCCCGGGGGGATGTGCGCGACGGCGCCGGTCGAGCGGTTGTCGGCGGGGAGCTCGGTGACGACGGGAGCGCCGTCGAAGGGCGCCGCGCCGGTGCTCTTGGGGACGGTGACTTCGGGGGCGACGGTGAGGGCCACGGTGGTCTCCTTCGGTGAGGTGTGAGGGGTGGGGCGCGGCGAGTGGCCGGCGCCCCGTGGGTGGCGAGGTCAGCCGTTGAGGGCGGTGACCAGGCCGAATGCGCCCGGACGGTAGACCGCGAGGGCGAGGCGCTCCTCGGCGCGGAGCGCGGTGAGGTTCTTCTGGAAGTAGTCGGCGTGCGAGTTGCTCGCCTCGACGGTGATGCCGCCCTTCCGGAAGATCTGGCCGCCCTGCGCGAAGGCGCCGACGAGCGCGCTGTTCGACGCGATCGCGGGGGTGCTGACGACGCGCTTGCCCCAGAGCGAGGGGGTCGCCTCGGTGACGAACGGGCCCTGCGAGTAGTACGCGCCCTGCGCGTTCTTCGAGAGGGCGATGCCCTCCCAGCCGAGCGGGTCGATGACGACCGCGTCGGGCTCGAGGAACTGCGTGGTGCGGATGCGCGTGATCTGGCGGTAGATCGCGTCCATCGCGTTGTCGTCCGCGGCCGACGGCGCCGCACCGCGGGCGATGGGGGTCGCGAGGCCGGGGCGGTTGAGCAGGCCGACGAGGTTCGCGCCGGTGCCGTCGCCGGAGAGCAGCTGCGCCTCCTCGGCGAGCTTGACGAACAGGATCAGGCGGGCGTCGATGTACGAGCGCGCCTGCGCCCAGTCCTCGAGCATCTCGTCGGAGATGGGCAGGAAGGTCGCGATCTTGTGCAGGACTCGTCGACCTTGGTGAACGCGAGGGCCGACTCGGGCTTCACGCCGCCCTCGGCGACGGCGGCCGCGCCGTTGGTGACGACGGACTCGACGAGGTAGCGGATCAGCGGCGAGGTGGTCGTGCCGCCCGGGAACAGGTCGGAGATCGTGAGCGTGCGGAAGCGCTGCTCGACGACACCGGCCTGGACGGCGGGCTGGTTGGTGACCTGGTAGCCGCCGGCCGGGGCGCCGGCGGTGCCCTGCAGCAGGGGCGCCTTCACCTCGACGTCGTCGGTCGACCAGTTGCCCTTGAGCCCGCGCTCCATCAGGTTCTTGTAGCCCTGGGAGTTCACGAACTGGTGGCCGATCGACTCGGCGACCGCGGACTTGCGGTCCTCGGAGCTGGCGTCGTCGAGCGAGCCGCCGGCACCGGCGAAGCGCTTGCGGGCGCCGTCGATGTACTCGAGCTCCTGGACCTCGGTGGTCCACTTCTTGATGTCCGCCTCGAGCGGGTCGAGCGCGGCCTTCTGGTCCGCGAACGACTTGTAGGTGCCGTCGGTGTTCTCGGCGACGGCGAGCGCCTTCTGGGAGAGCTCGCGGACCTTGTCCTGGGCGTCCTTCAGCTTGGTCATGGGTTACTCCTCCGGAGTGGTGATGGTGGCGAGTGCGAGCCGCGCGCGGATGCTGGCGGCCTTGGTGGCGAGGTACTCGGCTTCATCGCCGGAGGAGTCCGAGGAGGCGCCGGCGGCGGGCTCGGTCGAGCCGGCGGCGGGGGCCTTCTGTTCTCCGTCGGGGGATGCTTTCGCCTCTGATTCCTCAGGGTCCGGCGTGAGGACTTCCGTCACGCCCGCGGCCGTGCGCTCACCGGTGAGGGTGATCGTCGTGCCGTCGTCGGTGTAGCTCTGTCGCCAGAGCTGGGTCTCGTAGGTGTCTCGGTCCTCGGACTCGAAGACGAGCTCGCCCGCGCCGTCGCCGGCCGGGATCGTGCCGCGCAGCCATGCCCACGAGCCGGGGTAGGCGGCGCGCAGCGCGGCGCGGGCGCGGTCCTGGATCGCCTCGAGGCTGCCTGCGATGCTCTTCGTCTCGCGGTGCCCGAAAGCCTTGCCCTCTGGCTTGGCGGCGCCGAGCGCGAGAGCGGCGTCGAGGATCGCCTGGATGAGCTCGGAGTCGGCCGCGCTGTTGCGCGCGCCGGCCTTCACCGCGATCGACTTCGACGTCAGCACGAGCGCCTCGCGGTTGGACGGCACGGCGACGAAGGCGCCGTTGAGCAGCTCGCGGGTGGACTTGGCGTCGGGCCCCTTGCCCTCCTTCGTCGACATGAACGCGACGGAGGTGGTGCGGATGTGCTGCTCGTTGACGAGGGTGCGGACCTCCTGCGCGCGGGCGAGCGAGCTGTAGGTGCCGCGCACGATGAGGTTGCCCGTCTCCTTGTCGAGCTCCGGCTTCCCGGATCCGACCGTGGTCGCGACGGACATGCCGTGGTCCTGGTCGAAGGTGATGTGCTCGGGCAGCGGCTGCTTCCACTCTCCGGGGAGGAGGGTGTCGCCGTCGCGGTCGAGGGTGGGCGCGGAGAGGATCACCTCGAACTCGCCGGGGAACGCGTCGTCCGGTCCGGTGTTGGTGATCGTGGCGTCCTTGCGGATGACGTTCATGAGGCTCCTCAGGTGACGTTGATGGTGATGCCGCACATGCAGCCGGCGACCTCGTCCGCGCCGCCCGCGGGATCGCCGGGTGCGTTCATGCCGTTCGAGAACAGCTCGTCGATGCCGACGGTCTCGCCGTCCATCGCGGCGTGAGCCGAGCGGGGGTTCCCGGACTCGGTGTTCCAGGTCTTCGTGACCTGCTTGTCGAGCTGCTGCCCCGCCTGCTGCCCGGCGACGATCGCCGCGAAGCCCATGACGCTGGCGACGCGCGAGGTCGCGATCTCGGTCGCGCGTGTCGACGTCTGCCCCTCATCGAAGAGCCGGCCGAGCGTGTCGGCCGGGTCGTCGTCGTCCTCGAGGCTGTCGAGTGCGGCGTCGATCTGGTCGGCCGTCGTGCGGTTGATGCGCTTCGCGGAGTCCGTGGCGTCGGAGTCGATCCAACCCTGCACGGTGCTCGGGTCGTAGGTCGCGCCGAGAGACGCGGCGGTGGCGCCACCGGCGACCTTCGCGGTCGCCGTGGACAGCGAGCCGAGAATCTCGGCGAGCGCCTCGTCCCAGTCGGCCGGCTCGAAGACGCCGGACGCCTTCGACGAGGCCGCCGAGACGACCGAGTCGCGCTGGGTCTCGAAGAAGATCTCGAGCTGCTCGACGTGCTCGGTCACGAGCTTGTCGCGCGCCGCGTTCTTCTTCGCCTTGACGCGGCCGCGGCGCCCGGCGGCCGATCGGGCCTCGCGGGTGTGCTCGATGGCGCGCTGCACCGGAGTGGGGATCAGGGTCCCGTCCGTCGCGACCTGCTGGCCGCCGGGCTGGCGAGCCTGCTGCGCCGCGACAGCCGAGAGGGGCAGGAGCGCGGCGTTCGCGAACAGCTGGTCGGCCTCGTCGCCCGCGCGGGGCAGGCCGAACATCGGCCGCGCCTCCGACGGCTTCACGACGCCGGTCTGGATGAGGCTGGTGACGGCGGTGGCGCGCGTCTCGAAGTCGCCGCGGAGGACCTCGTCCATGTTGAACTTCGTGAAGACGTCACGGTCGGGGTAGAAGTCGGGGACGAGCTGGCTGTCGACGACCGACTCGAACTTCTCGAACCGCGGCGCCATGGTGTCGCGGTACATCGAGCGCAGCTGCTCGGTGATGTTCGAGAAGGTCGCCTTGTCGAGGATGTGCACGACCGGCGGCGGGACGTCGTAGGCCGAGCACACCTCCTCGCGGTTGAGCTTGCGGCCCTCGATGTACTGCATCTCCTCGGCGGAGAGCTGCACTGTGGTCGGCTCCATCGCCTCCTCGACGACGAGCACGCGGCCCATGTTGTCGGCGCCGGAGAGGTCGCCCTCGATCTGCTTGCGCAGGCGGGTGACCGCGGCGTCGGAAAGGTTCTTGGGGTGCTTGAGCACGAGCGAGGGGCGGGCGCCGTTGCGCCACCAGGCGGCGTTCGCTCGGCGGGACGCGTCCTCGTTGAGGAGCGTCATGCGCAGGCCCTCGAGGTTCGAGAGGCCGCGCCGGATGTTGTCGGGGTTGTAGTTCTTGAACACGACGACGTCGGCGGCCGGCCACTCGATCGGCTGACCGGACGCGTTCACCGCGGACCCGTACCGGTAGATCAGCTCGCCGCGCTCGTTGCGGTGCGCGGTGATGTTCGTCGGGTGGACCGGGTGCAGCTCGCGCACGCGTCCGTCGGTGCCGCGCAGCTTGAGCCAGAACGCCTCGCCGTAGATGTCGTACGTCGACGACGTCCACTCCCACAGATCGAATCCGGACATGTGCTCGTTCGGCGACGCGAGCAGCGCGGAGAGATTGCCGGCCTCGGGCTCCTGCTCGGTGCCTTCGAGCTGGCGCTTCACGTCGAAGGGGTTGCGAGCGGTCGCCATGGCCAGCTTGCGCACGACGATCCCGACCCAGAGCTGCTCGCTGTAGATCTTCCCGAAGGCGGTCATCTGGCCGAGGCCGGCGCCGCTGGCGTAGTAGCTGCCCTGGTTGAACATCGGGGTCAGGTCGCCGAGGGCCGACCCGGGCACGGAGACGAGGGCGCCGTTGGAGATGATCACTCGGGCCTCCTCGTCACTTCGTCTGCTGCATGTAGCGATGCCGAGGCGGGGCAGCCAGAGGCGGCCCTCGACGGGGACCCGGTCGCCGTTGGGGACGAGCGCGAAAGCGTTCGCGAGGATCACATGCGTGTCGTCGGCGTCGACGAGGACCCCGTCGAACGTCTCCTCGCTGAGGAGGGTGACGACGATGCTCGAGCGCAGCTGGTTTCGGATCAGCCGGTCGGGGTGTGCCATGGGGTGCTCCTCGCAGGTCAGAGCGCGATCAGGCCGCGCTCCTCGTAGACAGATGGGCCGGCGGTCGGGTGAGCTCGCATGAGCCAGTGAGCACCGATGACGCCCATGAGTGGCGAAGCGTCGCCGGGCGAGTTGACGCGGTCGGGGACGTAGACGTCGCCGAGCTTCTTCACCACGGCCGAGCCTGCAGCGACGTCGAGGACGGGCTGGTCGCGATGCCACGCTTTGCCGTTGTGCACGGCGTTGAGGAGCATGCCGGTGCCGATGCCGAGGTCAGGGCCCTGCCACTCGGTGAGCTCGAAGCCCGCGGCCTCGAGTTCGGGGATCAGCGAGGACGCAGGCGCGCCGCGGCTCTGTAGCGTGATGCCGCCGATCGGGAACTTGCGGTCGGGCGAGCTCAGCCACGGCACGAGCCAGTCGGTGCCCGGGCGGGACTTCATCACGCCGACGTGCGCGTCGCCGTCCTCGCGCTCTGCAGCGAAGGCGATGTGCGTCCACTCGAGGTTGTGGGAGACCTCGACGCAGAGGTACACCGGAGTCTTCGGGTCGGCGCGCTTGGAGAGCGGGTCACGCTGTCGCGCCCACGTTCCCTCGTGGAAGGGCCCCCCGGTCGCGTCGTCGGGGAAGACGTTCATCACCTCTGCGAGGAACACGGACGCGGGGTCGTAGCTGTAGGAGGCGGCCAGGCTGTCGACGTGGATCGTGTGTCCGAGCGACGGGTTCCCGTACGCCCAGGTTTCCGGAGCGTCTGCCGGCGCACCCTTCGGAGGGGACCACCAGAACAGGCCGGTCGCAGTCGTCTTGTCGCCGGCTTCGATCGCCTCCATCGCCTGCTTGTGCAGGTGGCGCTGCACGACGGCGTCGAGGTACCCGGTGTTCGCTGCAGCGAGGATCTGCGCGCGCCGGCGGGCGTTCGTGGTCTTCGACAGCGCCGACCAGGCCGAGAAGGTCTTGTGCTTGAGGATCTCGTCGACGAAGACGAAGTCGAAGGTGAGGCCGCGGCCGCCGTTGTCCGCGGAGTCGACCCAGTAGCGCTGCTCCCCCGCGAGCTCGAACCACAGCTCGCCGTTCGTGTTCGACTCGCGCGTGTACTCGGCGCGCAGCTCGGCGACCGCGCGGATGATCTTCTTCGCCTGCTCCCACGGCTTCTTCGCGGTCGCGAGCTTCTGAGCGACGCCGATGACCTGCGCGTCGCCGTCCATGAACATGCGGAAGAGGATCATCAGCGCGGCGACGAAGGTCTTCCCGTTCTGGCGCGCGACCCAGAGCAGTACGAGCTTGAACCGGTAGGAGCCGTCCGGGTTGAGCTCGAGCGCGTGGATCAGGAACCAGCGCTCCCAAGGCAGCAGCGGAGGCACGAGCGGCTCGAACTTCGTTCCGGCGACCTCGTCGTGCAGCCACTCGGAGAAGCGGATCGCGGCGAAGCCGGCCGAGGTCTTCTCGGTCAGCTTGCGCCGCGGCGGCGTGAAGACGCGCGGCACCTCGTGCCCGAGGACCGGCTTCGCGCTACGCCTCCCGCTTCCTGCTCCCGCCACTCTGTGAACCTCCGTTCCAGAACTGCGTGCGCAGCGTGTCGAGCTTGCTGACCTCCTTGGTCTTCGACGCCTCGGCGAGCTTGGTCATCATCTCGACGTAGCGAGACGCGAGGTTCGCGCGCTGCGGCACGTTCTCCGCGCCGTCGAGGTCGCGCGCCAGCGTCATGACGAGATCGGCCAGGAAGCCCATCGCGTCGGGCACCTCGAGCGCCGCGATCGCCTTGATCGCCGCGGCCTCGTTGGACCCGGCGAGCGCGGCAGGGCGCTCCCCCGCGACCGGCGGAGGCGGGACAGGGGGGACAGCAGGTGTCCCCCCTCGTGTCCCCCCGGATGTCCCCCCTCGCGCAGGGCGAGGCGTGTGCATGTCGGTGACCGGAGCGACGTGTCCGGACTCGCGGGATCTAGCTCGCTGCCTGGCCTTTTTCTCTCGCTCGCGCAGCCGCTTCTCGTCAGGGGTGAGAGGCATGGAGACCACCTCCCAGAGGTGGGGGGACACGGGACAGGGGGGACAGCACTGCTCGGGGGGGACAGATCACTGCCGGTGGAAGTCGTCGTGCGATTCAGCCAGAGATTTTCGAGGCCCTACCCTCGCGGGCGGCGTCGAAGTGCGCGTGCGGGACGCGGAATTCGGCGGTGAGCTTGCAGACGGGGCACCACGGCGGCTTGGCGTCGCGGTGCTGGACCGGGCGGTGGTCGTGGTCGAACGCGGGCTGCTGCGGGCGGGACGGTGCAGAGGAGTCCTCGTCGATCTCGGTGAGCTGCTTGATGCTCGCGAGCTGGTCGGCGTCGAGCTCGATGGCGAGCGTCGCGTGGAGGAAGGCGCCGCCGTTCGCGAAGGTCTCGATCTCGATCGGCTGGTCGGCGAACTGCACGAGAGGGCGGAGGCTGAGGGTGACGCCGGCGATGCTGGCGAGCAGGTCAGCGATCGCCACGGCGTTGGCGCGCTGCACGTGCTGCGTGGTGATGAGCGTTGCGGACATGCCTACCAGACCTCCGATGGATCTCCGAGGCCGGGACGCTGGTCGCCGGCACCCTTGTTCTTGTTGCAGCGTGCGTGGCTGGGCTGCCCGTTCGCGGGGTCGTCGGCGAGCTCGGGGTAGGCGATGCGCGACTTCTTGTGGTCGTACGCGAAGGACTGCGGGTCGCGCCAGTCGAGCGTCGTGTCGATCGGCTCCCCGCACAGCGCGCACGGCAGGTTGTGCTCGCGCGTCTTCTGCTTGAGGTCGGCGCGGTTCTTGCGGTGCGCTGCTGTGGTGCGGCCCGGGATCCCAGCAGCCACGCGCGCCTCCCCGAGAACGACGAAGGCGCCTCGACCCGGTTGCCGGGGAGGCGCCTTCCGCTCGACACTTTCGCTTCCTACACGTGTCGGCCTGTGGCCATCATACACATTTCGTGATCGAGTGAAAGTCAAGCCGACTCGGCCAGGATGACGGCGGCCAGGATCTAGGCGCTCCCGCCGACCGCGCCCTGGTGGGATGATCGCCAGGCGCAACGCTCGCGCCTAGATGGAGAGGTCCCCTTGGTCAAGATTATCCGCGTCGACCCGCTGACGACCGCCACCCTCCCTCTCACGCTGTGGGCGGGGGACGAGCAAATCGGCACCGGATCCGGGTTCCTGGTTGAACACGCGGGCCATTACAACCTCATCACCAACCGGCACGTCCTCCGTGGAAGGCATGCGTTCACCGGCGAGGTACTCGACGCGCGCGGTCGACGACCCGACCGGGTGCAGGTGACCTTCCTTCGCAAGGGAGTGAACGAGAGGACGATCGCGACATACCTGCTCTTGGACAATTTCGAGCCGCGCTGGCTCGAACACCCTGAGCTCGGTGGCGACGCTGATGTCGTCGCTTTCCCGATCCCCATCCCCGATGGGTTGCTCCTCTCACCGGTCAATATCGATCCACTCGTTCTCGGTCCTCCCCAGCTCCGCTTGGTCGTCTCGGTCGCGAGAACCGTCTTCATCGTCGGCTACCCGCTCGGCCTCACCGGAGGCGCCCCCGCCGCTGCCATCTGGATCCAGGGCACAATCGCGACCGAAATGGAACTCAACTACTTCGACCGGCCGATCTTCCTCGTTGATAGCAACACCAGGAAGGGTCTCTCGGGGTCACCCGTCTACGCCTACGTCCCCGCGGGCGGCACGCCAGTCCAGGACACGACGACCGGCCACCGGATGCTCATGGGCTTCGTCGATCCAGAAGGCGACGGCACCCAGCGCCAGTTCATCGGTATCTACGCTGGTCGGGTCTCAGAAGAGTCCGGCCTCGGGTACGTGTGGAAGCAGGAGGTCGTCGAGGCCGTCGTGCGACGCGGCGTCCCCGGGACCCTTTAGGGAGCCGGCGACTCTTCAGCGGCGGCGGCGTCCCTCGGATGCATCGACCGATCGATGCGGCCCCCTAGCGACTCGTAGTGGCGCAATAACGCGGCTGCAACGTCCTGCGGGGCGCCGGGCATCGAAAACTCGCCCTCGGGCCCCCACAGCATCAGAACCTTCCCCTCGTGATGCACCACCAACCAGCGACGCACCGTGCCGAACTTGATGTGCTGGATCTCGACGGCAGGACCGTCGATAATCTCGGCCTGCTCGACGGGCTCTTGGGGCGTGACATCAGGCACGGTGTCCCTCCTTCGTGTCTGCGGCGAGCGCCGTCTGGTCGTGTTCGTCGTCGTCTTCGTCCGTGTCGGTGAGCAGTCCGATCAGGAGCATCGCGCCGGCGGTCTGCGTGTCCGTGAGGCGGTTCTCGCGGCCGCGGATGACCAGCGGCTCGCCGCCGGCGCAGGGGGGCTCCTCGACGCCGTAGCCGTACACGGTGCGGTCGTCGTCGCTTCGGGTCATCGCCAGTAGTCCTCTCCGTGACGGATGATCGACCACGCCTCGCGGAGACGAGCACGCGCCTCCCGGACTTGGCGGCGGATCCGCGTCCGCCGAGTCGGCTTCGGGACGGGGGTGGGGTCGCCGTGGCCGAACTCGATGCCGTAGCCGAAGGCCAAGACGGGATCCGCGCGGAAGGCGACCGCGTTCCGCTCGGCGAGGGTCGGCTCGGGCGACGCGGACGGCGCGGACGGCGCCTCAGTGTGCAGGTGCCGGACGTTCGTCGGTCCTGACTCCATGTCGTGCTCCTATCGGTCGGCGGCAGGCGCCGGGGGTCTGGTTGATCGGTTCGGTCGGCCGTACTTGCGTCGCGCCGACTCCCAGCGAGGCCCGCGGAGGCTGGGGCGGGTCTGGTAGCGCTCTTCCCACAAGTCGCGGTGCCGTGCGTGCAGGCGCGCTATCAGGTCGTGCCGGGCCTCGTGCATCACGTCGACGAAGTTCGACTGGCTGCCGTCGAGATCGCGGGAACGGATTCCGAGCTCGCGGCACCAGTCGCAATGACCACGCGCCACGCCACTCGGCTGCGCGGCCTCGCGGATGACGATGCAGAGCCCGACGATCACCGCCAGGGCAGGGATGGTGGCGACGCCGAGCGCGTAGGAGACGCCGGGGCTCACGTCACACCCCCGCGATCAGGCGCCACACGGACACGATCCCGAGGACGAGGACGCTCGACACGAGCACCCCGGCGAGAGTGATGATGACGACAGCGATGGTGGCGCCGGCAGCGGACGCGGCACGGCTTCGAGTTCTGGGCATGGTGGGCTCCTACAGGGCGAGGTACGGGTTGGTGTGGGCGACGACGATGTCTGCGGCGGCCGGCGCTTCGATGACCTCGATGGTGTCGATGCGGTAGGTGTAGAAGCCGCCGATCACGAAGCCGACCGCGACTCGGTCGATGCCATCGCCTCGCACGCCGTTGATGCGGCCGGTGATGTCGACTGGCTTCTCGGGTCCGGTGACGAGTCCCGCGAGGTAGCTCGGGCCGGGGTTGATGCCACGTACGCGGACGACCTGGCCGATGAGCGAGTGCAACAGGTCGACGGCCGGCTCGGCCTTCGCGAGTGGGGTGACGCGCGAGCGGGACCGGGGTCGGACGCGTCGGAGGGTGCGGGTGATGCTGGTGCGGGTGGGCACGGGCGGGCCCCCCTACTTCGCGACGCGGGCGGCGGCGCGAGCGGCGACCTGAGCGATCGCGTTCTCGGACCAGATGGGCGTCTTCCACGTGCTCTCCGGATAGCCGGCGATCGCGGCCGCCACCAGAGCACGAGTGGCCGCGAACTCCGCGGACACCTCGGCGAGGAACTTCCTGAGGTGACGCATGAACGTCGGCCGGGCCGTCGAGATCGGATCCGTGCGGAGCTGCTCGAGCAGGCCGTCCGTCGTGCCCTCCGAGTGCAGCTGCCGGCGGGCCTCGGCGCGGATCGCCTCCGAGAGGCCCGGGTGGACGTGGTCGATGCGCTGGGCGGTGGTGGTCATGGTGATCTCCTATCGGTTCTGACCCGCGGCGAGCGCCGTGAGGTCGGTGGTTCGGTCGAGCACGGTCCGGCGGTCAGGCGGCGTAGCCGGCCAACTTCGCGAGGTACAGGTCCTGCAGCTCTGCGCTCGTCGACGGGAGCGGGCCGCGGACGAGGATGACGATGAGGTCGCCGTCCTCTCTCGCCTTCTCGCACATCGCCGGGGTGATCCCGTAGGCCGTGATCCGGGCTGCCAACTCAGCGGGATCGATGAAGGGCGCACGCTCGCGTCGCGCGGCGACCGCCCCCACGAACTCGCCGAGCGGGCGCCTGATGAACCAGACCCCCGGGATGTTGCTGCTACGGGGTTCGGGCATCGTCGTCTCCGATCGTGTTCTGTCCCGCGGCGAGCGCCGTGGGTTCGGGGGTGGGGACGAGGCGCAGTGCCTCGGTGAGCTTGCGCTCGAGCACGACGACCCGCTCCCGGGCTCTCCGCTCCGCCAACTGCAGGCAGCCCATCTGCACGAGGACCCGCTCCGGCCGCCGGACGTCCAGGGCCTCAGCGAGGGCGGCGAGGAGCTCGCGCTCCTCCGAGCCCGCCGGGTGATGCGCGGCGAGGAGACGGCCGTACGCGATCAGGTCGACCACCGGAGCCCCGACCATCGACCCGCCGACGGCGACCTCGAGAGCCGGCCCGTCGGCCTCCGCCTGCGCCGCATCGATCGCCATCTCGAGATCCCAGTCCTGCACCTCGCGCTCAGCCGGGCCGGAGATGTGCAGGTGCGACCACTCCGTGCCCACCTTGACGATCTCGACGCCGCTCACCGAGTCCTCCCCACCGTGCGCAGAGCAGCATTCGCCACCCGGACCGACGCCGAGCGGAGCACGCCGGGGTCGCCCTGCGACACCTGCAGCGCCACCGCGGCGGCCGCGAGCACGCCGAGGACCACCAGCACGCGCCTCACGAGCGCACCTCGCGAGCGCCGAGAGCTCTTCACGGGCGATCGCCCAGTCCGTCGGATCCGACCGGCTCTGCTGCAGGGTCCGCGTGATCACGTCGGCGACCACAGCGGGGCTCAGGCCGAGCTCGTCGCCGAGATCGCGCGTCGCCTGCGCCTCCTCCGCGCTCCGCTCGAACGCGAGCACCGCCCCCATCACATGCCGCTGCCACTCGTCGACGAACAGGCCGAGGCACTCCTGCACCCACACGAGGGCCGCCGACATCTCGTCGAGCGCCTTCCCGACGTCGCGGTGCCCATGCCGCCGCCGGCCCCCGCGGACCTTCATCCGCGGCCACTCCTCCGCCGTGCGCTTCCTCGTGCTCATACCGTCCCCGTCTCTTCCGTGTACTTGCTGACCAGGTGCCGCTTCACTCGTGACGGGCGCGCCAGCGCGCGCAACTCCGCCTCGTAGGCGAGTACCGCGGCCGCGTACTCGTCCTCCGTCCACAGGTGCCCGCACCCGTCGCACCGGATGTGCCTCGACTCGCCCTCGCCCGGCGCCGGGATGATCGCGATGCGGCGCGGCCAGCAGCACGTCACCCCGTCTGAGTGCGGGAGCCGGGAGTACGCCGCGCGCATCTCGAGCGGCCACCGCGCCGCCAGCCGGCGGAAGTCGCGGACCTCATCGACGAAGTACGAGATCACGTCGACGTACTCGTCGTTCCGTGCCGACACGAACACGCGCTCGAGATGCTGATCGAGCCAGGCCGTCATCACCGCCACCTCGCGACGAGCCAGCCACGACGACGCATCCCCCGGCAGGCCCTTCACCCGGCCCGTCGACGTCCGCCACGCCCGCAGAGCCGCCTCCGGGCGCTGCACCCGCAGGCGAGCAGCGAACAGGCCAGCGAACTGCACCACCGACTCGTACAGGCCGTTCAGGTCATCGAAGGCCTGCGCGTTGAACGGCAGCGGCGCCTCCTTCCCGCCGCGCACCTCGGAGTCGACGTCGCCGCCCTTCACCCCCACCAGCGCCGCGATGTGACCCGCGAGCACGGGCATCAGGCGGAGCGTGGACTGCGTTCCGAAGAAGCACCGATCGCAGAAGCGGCCATGCCGAGCACCCAGCAGCTCCGGGACGTCATCGTGCTCAGTCCCCCGCCGCACGCACCCACGGATGCAAGCGGGGGCCCCCTCGTCGGCCGCCTCCGCGGCGAGCGCCGTCTCGAGCTCCTGCTGCTTCGTCACGAGTCCTCCGCTCGGAAGTGGATGCCGTGCAGCAGGGCGCCGCACGACGGGTTCGTCTGCGTGTCACCTATCTCCATCGCGATCCCGGTCGCCGGCTCCCCGCACCACGCGCACCGCATCAGAACGGCGTCTCGTCGTTGTAGGAGCCCGGCGTCGACCAGACGTCGCCCGGAGCGGGAGCGCTCGGCGCCCACGGCTCCTCGGCCTGGCCACCGCGAGCGCCGCCCGAGTTGCCGCCGAAGCCGCCACCCTGACTCGCGCCCTGACCGCCGCCGACCTGCCCGCGGCCGCCGCCAGCGCCGCCACCCGAAGCCTTCGTGACCTGTGCGGTCGCGTAGCGGAGCGAAGGGCCGATCTCGTCGATCTCGAGCTCGGTCGACGTGCGCTTCTCGCCGCCCTCCGTCTCGTAGCGGCGCTGCTTGAGGCGGCCCGTCGCGATGACGCGCACGCCCTTCGTCAGCGAGCCGGCGACGTGCTCCGCGAACTCGCGCCAGACGCTCGCCCGGAGGAACAGCGGCTCGCCGTCCACCCACTCGTTCTTCTGTCGGTCGAAGGTGCGCGGCGTCGAGGCGATCGTGAAGTTCGCCACGGCGAGGCCGCTCTGCGTGTACCGCAGCTCGGGGTCGGCGGTGAGGTTGCCGACGACGGTGATGATCGTCTCGCCGGCCATCAGCGCGCCGCCTTCGCCGGTCGACGGGCCGCGAGCTCTTCGCAGGTCCGCAGGTCCGAGGCGTCGTGCCACTCGCCGTCCCGGGGGCAGCGGTACTCGACGACCTCGCCCTGCTGGCTCAGGTCGCACAGGGCGAGGTCGTCGTAGACGTCGAGGGGGTGGTGCTGCGCCCACTGCTCCTCAGACATCTCGAGCGCCGGGTCGCGGTCGTCCTCGCCGTCCATCTCGACCATCCAGGCGGTCCAGTGGCCGCAGTTCTCGGCGAGGTCGAGCGAGACGAGCGTGCGCGTCTCGACTCGCCGAGTGATGAGGCGCCGCAGCGCCGTCAGGATCTTCATCGCGTGGTCTCTCTGTTCGTGGTCGGGGCCGCAGCGCGGCGGAAGGGCAGCTCGCCCGGGTGGCGGCCGCACTGGCACTTCCCGAGCTCGCGGCGGTGGCAGTCGGTGTCCGTGCATCCGCGGGCGCCGTGCTTGTCGCCGGCCGCGTTCTCGCACGTCAGGTCCCGGTCGGAGATCCGGAGCGCCTGCTCGACCTGGCCGAGGCGCTGCACCGGGATGTACGACGGCGGGACGATGCCCGGCGGGAGGTACAGCGAGACGGTCTGGTCGTCGGGGAGCGCGTAGGTGAAGCCCGTGTGCATCAGCTCAGCTCTCCTCGGAGTAGATCTGCTGCTCGTACCAGCGGCGGGCGCGGAGGCGTGCAGTCCCGCAGTTCCGGCATGGTCGTTCGGTGCCTGACGGGTGCGCCTTGCAGAACGGGGACGGTGGCATGCCCTCCGGATCGGGTCCGGACGGGGCTCCCTCGGCGGGCACCCACTGCTCGCCCTCCTCTCCCCCTCCCTCCTCTACCGGTACGGAATCCGGATCGGATCCGTAGCCCGTACGGAACGAGCCGGCAGGCGGCGGCGGGAACCGCGACGGCGTCGGGTTGTTCTGCTTGCACCAGGTCTCCCCGATCGCGAAGCACGTCCGTCGCGGATCCGTCGCGTAGATCGCGATCACCCCGATCTCGTCGAGGAGCAGAAGGTGCTCGTCGATCGTCGAGTCCGTGATCGCCGGCCGATTCGGCCACAGCGCCGACCGGATCAGGCCCGGATTCGCCGACTCCCGGCCCTCGTCGTCCGCGTACATGTGCAGACCGACCGCCGTCGTGAACACCTCCGTCGGCAGCTCGATCAGCAGCTCGTGCCGCCACAGTTCCGGATGCAAGATCCGGCGCTTCGTCATGGACATACCGTCGAATCCCTCTGATGATCGTGCGCACCGCCTCCGCCACCTCCGCGGCCTTCACGCGGAAGCACTCCGTGTAGCCGCCCGTCTTCCCCAGCACCACGGCGGCCTCGATGCGCGAGGAGTACGCGCGATCGAAGGTCGCGTCGAGCTCGGCCAGCGCGGCCGCCTCCCACAGGTCCGGGGTTCCGCGCAGCAGCATCAGCACCTGCGCGCCCGCCTCGGCGAAGCGGCGGATGCGCGACTGCTTCGCCGCGCGGCCAACCTTGAGCACGCCGTGCTCGGGCCACCAGACCGCGTAGGTCATGGCCAGCTCGGGGGCGTTCATGCGGCCCTCTCCTTCTCGTACTGCTCGGGGGTGATGGTGTAGCCGTCGGCCGTCAGGTGGACGAGCCGGCCGCGGTAGGGGACCGGGACGTCGAGGGGGTCCTCGTCCGTGCGGACCTCCCAGCCGATCGCCTCGCAGCGCTCCGGCGCCGGCCGGGCTCCGTGCGCTGCGCCGTGGCATCCGGAGTGGTTGCCGGACCCGCAGAGGTCGAGGAGGTTCTCGACCGTGTCCTCGCCGCCGCGCGAGCGGAACTTGCGGTGGTGCTTCTCGGTTGCACGGTGGAGGCCGCAGCCTTCGCACATGCCGCCTGACCGCGCCTCGACGGCGAGCTGCACCCCGATCGGGACCGGCTCCGGCCGCGACTTCGGGCGCGGCGCGGGCTTCGGGTGCGCGGGCGTCATGCGGCCTCCTCCGAACGCTCCGGGAGCGGCCACTGCCGCTCGTACTCCGCGACCGTCATCCGCGGGTACTTCGCCCAGTGCTCGACCAGCTCGGGCGAGGCATACGCGCGAGCGCGCACCGCCGTGCCGTAGAAGAGCGAGTAGGCGTCGACCCCGGCGCGGCGGCCGCGGTCGTTCAGCAACCGCCCGTTGCACGCGGTCTCAGCGCGCTCGTAGGCGTTCTCGAGGAACAGCTCGAAGTCGGCGCGCATCTCCTTCCAGCGGTCGAGCGCGTCGGCGAAGATCGGCGAGCGCGTCATGACGCCACCTCTCCGGGCGCCGCGGCGAAGACTGAGACGAGATCGGGGTACGCCTCGAGCATCAGCCGGGCTGCTCCGAGGTACGTTCCCGCGCGGCCGGTCGTACCCGAGGTGTAGCGGCCCAGAAGCGTGGCGAGCGTCATCGCAGCGGCCATCTCCGGCGAGTCGCCGTCCTCAGCCACGTCAGGCTGAGTGGTCGACCGGTAACGGAGCTCGGAGCGGACGGCTTCGGCGATGCGGATCTGGATCGTCGTGAACGCGCTTTCGACCGAACCGTGCCGCCCCTGACACGCGCGCTTGTGGCACTCGGGCCAGTCGAACTCGACTGATGCGCGGCTCACCGAGGCGTCATAGATGGCGGCGATGACCCTACGCTCGAGCGCCTCGAGGCCCTCTTGCCCACTCATGCGACGATCCGTTCCCTGTCAGCACCGACGGCGGCGGAGATGGCAGCCCGTTCGCGGACCTTGTTCACGGCGGCGCGGGTTAGTCCCAGGTGCTCGGCGATCTCGGCGTCGCTGAGGCCGCGACCGTTCAGCGTCGCGATGGCCTCCCGGCGCTCGGCGTAGCTCGCTCCCGGTTCGCGGTAGCCGTCGACGAGGTTCTGCACGATGACCTCGTCGATCTCGACCGGCCCGCCCGAGACCGCGGGCGCGTCGTCGGCGTCGATGTCGTCCCAGGCCAGCGGCGGAGCCCAGCCCTCAGCGGCCGCTCGCTTCCGGGCGCCGGCGATCGCACCGCGCTCGTGCGCGGTCGACGACGGCGGCTCGCGCAGCTCGAGCTCCGCGAACACCTCGCGGACCTTCTCGAAGGTCGCGGGCATGACGGACTTCTCGGTCAGCAGGAACGCGGTCTTGCCGCGAGGGAAGCCGATGCGGCGGTCGAGCTCCCGGAACGACCAGCCCGCGGCGTGCAGCGCCTGGATCCGGCGATGCATGCCACGCGGATCCACGAGGCTGCGCGGCCGGCCGTAGAACCGGTCGAGCCGATACTGCCGAGCGGCCGCCGAGCGTGCCCGATAGCAGCCGTCGCAGGTGCAGCGGTGGTTCCTGTAGCACGCGCCCGTCGCCCCATGCGGGTGCTCCGGCGGGCAGACGAAGCCGGGCGCACGACGCGGCCGCCCCAGACCCAGGAAATCGCCCCGTTTGCGCGCCGTCTCGTAGTCGGAGTCGCAGAGGCCGCGGGCGAGCACCGGGCGCGAGCAGCCCTCACGGGCGCACATCTCGGCGGCCATCAGCGCAGCCCCGCGACCGTGCGCGTCGCTCGCGCGTTCTTCTGCCGCGCCGCGACCGCGAGCAGCCGGTACGTGACCTCGGCGTTCACGTCGAGGCACTCCTGCATCCGGTACCCGAGAGCGTGGAACAGCAGCTGGCGGTAGCGGGTCTCCGAGAGACCCCACCGGTTGCGGATGACCTCGTCGTGCGTCAGCAGCTCGCCGTCGACGCGCATCCGCCGAGAGCGGTCCGGCCAGAACGCCTCGAGCTCGATCATCTCCCGCACCGTCGGCGCGGGCTTTTCCCCGAACGGCGTCAGCACGATGCCGCCTCCGGCTTCACGAGCGAGAGGAGACCAGCGACTCCCGCGAGGACGATCAGCACGACGATCAGGACCGACACGCCATCGAAGACGAAGGAGCCGACCGCTACCTTCGCCACGGTCAGGGCGAGGGCAACCAGGACGAGAGCGACGATCGCCGGCATGTGCCACGTCATCGCGCACCACCAGAGGAGAGCATCAGGAGGACGGCGACGATGCCGCCGAACCACTGCACGAGCTCGAACATGATCGAGTCCTTCCCGCGCCGAGGCGCGACGATGAGCGCCCCGAAGGGCAGCGAGAGAGTGAAGAGCTAGGGAGACGCCGAGCCGGCGGGGGGAGCCGGCTCGGCGCCCTCGCCGAGACGGGTGACCGTGTCGGCGGGATCCCCTACGGTCGAAGCGACGGAAGCCGGTGTAACGAGCACCTGCCCGTCAACCGAAGGGGAAGTCTCATGGGAGAGCTGCGTAACGAGGTCGCTGAGCTGCGTAACCAGATCGACAAGCTGCGCGAGGGCACCGCCAAGATGTCCGCCGCTTGGGAGCCCGACGGCAAGGGCGGCAACACCCAGTTCAACCTCACCGCCTGGATTCCGAAGGCGAATAAGACGGTCCTCGACCTCGTCGAGACCGTGGCTAACACCGTTGCCGTCCTTGACCGTGCCGTCACTCAGATCGAGACGAAGATCACCGACGCTGACGGATCGGATGGAGTGATCTCGGGAGGTCGCGAGGTCTTCTGAGCTCGCGGGGCTGCCGGCTTCGGCTGACAAGCCGTCGATCCACAACTGGCCGTCTGCAACTCGAAGTACCGCGGGAGCGGGGACGCTCATCAGGCAGCCCCGCTCTCGGCGAGCGCCGTAGAGGCAGAGAAGGAGCCTTCTAATCTGTTTGCTGCGGGTCCAGTGGGCTGCAGCGCCGAGCCGCTGGCGGTGTGCGCCGCCTCGGACGCGCTCGGGCTCATGCCCAGCTGGCGCTTTGCCTCAGCGAGGTCGAAACGGAAGTGTCCGCCCGGCGTCACCGCCGTCGGGATGAGCAGGCCCTTCTCGACCCAACGTCGCACGGTGGAGGGATCGACGGGGATCGCCTCGGCGAGCTTCCTTGTCGTGATATTCACGGTTGCGTCGGTCATGGGTAGGACCATACGCGCCGAGTCGTGAAATACAAACTTTACGCGCAGTGATTTTCACGACTCGTCGCATGTTGCGCGGTTTGCGCGGATATGGATAGAGTCTCCCCATGACCACGACGACTCTTGCTCACGCATGGATCCCCGACACCGCGTCTCTCGGCGCGCGCCTGGCCCTCGTCCGCTGGCGCATGGGCTGGAACGTCAAAGAGGCCGAGCGCGAGTGCGGAATCTCTCAGAACCTCTGGTCCGGGTGGGAGGCGGGATCGCAGCCGCGCAACTACAACGCGCAGATCAACCGCATCGTCCTGCGGACCCAGGTCGACAAGTACTGGCTCATGACCGGCGAAGGGTCGCCCGTCCCGCCGAACACCGACCCATCAGATTAGAAGGCTCCTGCTCTATCCGCTGAGCTACGGGGGCGTCCGTCCCCCAGAGTACCGGGCCTCCGACGAAGGGTCGGGAACGACGCGGAGCCGACGCGAGGCGGTCAGCCCTGGACGAGCCCGACCACGCCGACGATCAGCGAGACGACCGCCAGCAGCAGCGAGATCCCGATCAGGATCGTGTGCACCCGGAGGAAGGTCGTCGCGCGACCGTTGGCATCGCGCGCCCGCGGGTCCTTCCGCACGCGACGGAGGAAGGGCGGCCAGACCACCGCGTTCCAGACGGCGTTGGCGATCAGCATCCAGCAGACGAGGGTCATCACGGGAGTCGAGTGTACGAGGCCGGCCCGGCCGCCCGCGGCGTGTCGGCGGCCGCGGATAGACTGCCCGGCATGAGTAGCGCCCCCGACCGTCTTGTGTGGATCGACTGCGAGATGACGGGGCTCGACCTCTCCGTCGACGAGCTCGTCGAGATCGCCGTCGTCGTCACCGACTTCGATCTCGAGCCCCTCGACGAGGGCCTGTCGATCGTGATCAAGCCCGACGCGTCGGCGCTCGAGCACATGGGCGACTTCGTCCGCACGATGCATGAGACCTCGGGTCTCCTCGAGGAGATCCCGTCGGGTGTGAGCGTCGCCGAGGCCGAGTACCAGGTCCTGGAGTACGTGCTGAAGCACGTGCCCAGCGAGCAGCACGCTCCCCTCGCCGGCAACACGATCGGCACCGATCGCGCCTTCCTCGCGAAGTTCATGCCCCGCCTCGACGGTCATCTGCACTACCGCAACGTCGACGTGTCCTCCATCAAGGAGCTCGCGCGGCGCTGGTACCCCCGCATCTACTTCAACGCCCCCGCCAAGCACGGCGGGCACCGCGCCCTGGCCGACATCCTCGAGAGCATCCGGGAGCTCCGCTACTACCGCAGGGCCGCCTTCGTCGCCGCCCCGGGGCCGTCGACCGCCGATGTCCAGGCCGTGTCGGCCGCCGTCGTGGACGAGTTCGCCTCGCGGATGTAGTAGTCTCGTACAGTTGCTTCGGGAGGGACACCCTCTCGGAACACCGTCCTGGTGGGTATAGCTCAGTTGGCAGAGCGCCTGGTTGTGGTCTAGGAGGTCGCGGGTTCGAGCCCCGTTACTCACCCCAGTGATTGAGCGGGATGTAAGCCCCTCGTGTTCGGTTTGCCTACACGATGTGCCTACATCCCGCTCGACAGTTAAGCCGCGGACTCCAACCAGAGGAGCCGCAAGTGACCACCAGAAGAAGACCGCTCGACGAGCTTGTCGCCAGCCAGTCGGACGTTTCCGATCTTGCCCACGATGCTGGGTGCAGCGCTGAGTACCTCGCCCGGACCGTCCTGCGCGCAATCGCGGATGTCGGTGGTGTCGTCCATGATTTGAACGTGGATTCGAGCAACTGCGGTGCGCGGACTAAATCGCTGTCGTGCGTTGGGCCAGTCGGGCACGCCGGAAGCCACATCGCTTACCGCGGCGCGGAGGTTCTCTTGTGGAAGACGAGCAACAGCTACAGCTTCGAGTGCAGCCGGGGGCAGATCAATGCTTACTGAGCGGACCCACGAGGAGTACGCCGTCTTCTGGGGCGACCCGAAGCCTTTCGCTGAGGGTCTGAGGCTCGTGGACATGGAGTGGATGATCCTCGAACGCCGCTACAGGGCCAGTGCATTCAAGCCCGGCTCGATCTTTTACGACGAGCTTCCCCAGGGTGAGCCGAAGATCATGCGGCGCACCGTGACGACCGCCAAGAGCGACTGGGAGGCGCTCAATGAGTGAAGACACGTTAGCCAGCCGACTCGCAATGAGGCGCCGCGCGGCGGGACTGTCCGCGCAGAAGCTCGCGGACATGCTGCCGCCGAAGATCACCCGGAGCGTCATCGCGAATATCGAGTGCGGCAACAAGAAGGACGTGTCCGTGGCAGACGTTGCCGCGCTGGCTAGGGCGCTCGGCGTGCCATTCTTCGAGCTCGCGCCCGAGGCGGACGTAGACCTTCGAGATGAGGCGTACCGGGCGGGCTACGAACAGGCCGTTGCTGATATGCGCGCGTTCAGCAAGCAGGATCTCTATGGCTAGCGTCACCCCGCGCCGGAACCGCGACGGCACCACCTCATGGCGGGTGCAGTTCCGCATGGGCACCCCGCCGAAAATGAAGCAGGAGACGTTCGCCGAGGAGAAGGCGGCACGATCGTTCGGTGCGCTGCTTGACCGTGTAGGCGCGGAGTCGGCTTTGGCTGTGCTCCGGTCGCGCAACACGAACCTCGACGCGCCCTCGCTGCGAGAGTGGACCGGCCGCTACCTGGATCTCGAGTCCGGCATCCTCACCGGCATCCAGCCCGGGACGCGTGTCGGCTATCGGTCGATCGCGGAGAAGTCATTCCTGCCCGTGCTGGGCGAGCTGCCCGTGGACGCGATCACGAAGGCGGACGTGGGCCGCTGGATCGCGTGGCAGGAGTCGCAGGAGTCGGGGCGCACCAAGGGCCAGCCGATCAGCGCGAAGACCGTGAAGAACTACCACTCGCTGCTGTCCGCGATCCTCAGCGCCGCCGTCGAACACAAGCTGATGGCCGACAACCCCGCGCACAAGGCGCGGCTGACGCGCGGACGGAAGTACGAGGCCACGTTCCTGTCGCGGCAGGAGTTCGCCACGCTGCTCCACTTCGTGCCCGAGTACTACAAGCCGCTGGTCAACTTCCTCGCCGGCACCGGGGCGCGGTGGGGAGAAGCTACCGCGCTTCTGCGTTCAGACGTCACCCTCGACTCCACTCCCCCGACCGTCCGCATTGACAAGGCGTGGAAGAAGGGCAACGTCATCGGCCCGCCGAAGTCGCCGAAGTCGCGGCGCACCGTCAGTCTGTGGCCCGCGATGATCGCCGCTCTGCCGCTCGACGGCCCCGGGAACGAGTTCCTGTTCCAGGGCCGCAACAACGGCGGACGCCTCTGGTATGGGTCTTTCAAGACGCGCATCTGGGATCGAGCGGTGGCGGCTGCCAACGATGCGGAGAGGTGCGCTGCGGCTGGCTTGCCCACGCTGGGGAAGCGTCCCAACCCTCACGATTTGCGGCATACCCAGGCGTCATGGCAGATCGCCGCCGGGACTCCACTGCCGTTCGTCCAAGCGCGATTGGGGCATGAGAAGATCACTACCACCGTCGACACCTACGGTCATCTGCTTCCCGACGCGCACCGGCAGATGAGCGCCACGATGGAGGAGGCGATGGGGCACGTTCTGCCCGTCATCGAGCCGCCGCTACAGCTAGAGGCGCTCTAGCGTCCTCGCGGCCCGACTCCCCCGCCGTCCGTCTCTGATCCTCCGCAGCCGGTACACGAGCTGCGGGTCACTCTCGAGCACGTCAGGGTCGTCGATCGCCCGCCCGAGCCGCTGGTAGTAGCGCGCTGGGCTCCCGAACAGGCGTCGCATCTCGACGTCGGTTTGCTCGCACGCCCGATGGTCGCGTGCGAAGTGGAGCACCTCGAGGTCGGGCATGGGTCAATCGTGCGGCCGACTACCGACATCTTGTGCCCACTTCAGGAACGTTTCAGCCGCATCCTTCAGCGTCTCCCCCTGACACACGACCATCTCGTCTGTCGTGACGCACACGTACCGCTGTTTCCCGTCGATGTACACGAGCCTGATCCACCCGAGGTGTTCCCTCTTGTCGCCCATGCGCCATTCGCGGGGTCGAACGGATCTCGAGACCATGCTCATGGGGGTCCAGTGGTGCGCCATGACCCGATGATGAGGGTGACCGCCGACACCCGCCAGTCGGTAGGCTCGCGCGTATGTCTGAGAAGAAGATCGCCGGTACCCCGCGCATTGTGATCGGCGCGGTCCTCATTGCATGGGGATTTTTCGCTGGCATCTACGGGCTCGGGAGCAGCGAAGGGGGCGGCCCTTTCCCGGGTCTCATTCTCCTCGGCCTCGGGGTCTGGTCCCTCATCGTCGGCCTCAACGCTCGTCGCCGCAGCCTGAGCCGCTGATGGCCATGAAGCGTCTACTGCCTGGCTCGTGCTCGCTCTCGTCCTCGCGGGTTGCTCATCCTCCCCGGACGCTGCACCCGAGACGCCCACGCCCACAGCGACGGCTGACCCGAACGCTGCTGCATGCGGGGCGTTCTCGGATGCGACGGTCGAGGTCGGTACTGCGATCGCGAACAGCAAGGGTCTTGAGATAGACATCCCCGCGATCTACGACGAGGTTGCGTTGAGCGCGTCAGGCGACGTGAAGGCGCGCATCTTGACGGTGGTCGACAACCTTCCCGAGCCGGCGCACATGATCGGCTGGATGGATAACCGGGAGGTGTACAACGGTGATCTTGCTGCCGTGGCGCGTGCTTGCGAGGCGGCTGGTCATTCCATCCAGTACGGGGAGCTGCTGGCCGGCTAGGTCGCCGTAACGGCATGGGTCGCCTTGGTCACTCGAGGGAGGAGAGCACCGATCGGATGAGCTCTTCCGCGGACACGAAGACGTCCACGTCGCCACCGATGTCGTAGCTACGGAAATCGGTGTCGGCCTGCATCTGGTATCGGTCCACGCCAAGATCGGCGCGAATTCGTTTCAACGCGCGTTCGATGTCGTCTTGCGTGACTTCTCTCACCAGTCGCCCCTCTGGTCCAGCCAGCAGGTGCAGCGCGAGGCGAGCGACGGTGGCTGGTCGCCCTGATGCCACGGCCGCAGTGCGCAGCTTGGGTCGTGCTGGCTGTAGAGCCGTTGCCGTGCTTCTATGGCGGCGATGCGTTCCTCGAGCGTCATGACTTGTCCTCTCTCGCGTACTCCCTGAGCAGGTCGACGACGACCCGCGTTAGATCCTTGCCTTCGCGCTCAGCCTTCTCTTTCGCCGCCTGCTTGATATCCAGGGGGATGCGGAAGTTCGACACGGGCGTCTTGGTCACACGGTCCATGTTCGCAGAGGTCATCGGTCACACCCGGCTCGCTCCTCTGCCGCGAGGCGACCGGCGACATGTTGGAGGGCGCTCGCGTGGTCGCCGAAGAATTCCCCGGTGTGAAGATCCTGGTCGTAGACGACCCACGGGTACCACTTTCGCCAAGCGTCCCCCGGGGGTCGGCGGATCATGAAGCGCCTCACGCTCTGTTGACTGCTCATGCGTCTCCCCCTCGTCCGAACCTGTCTTTGCCTGCTTCGAACCGGATTTCCCCTATGAGCCTTCGACGCGCATCCCAACGGGCGTACGAGCTCGATTCGCTACAGGTGCGCGCGTCCACTTCGACCGTGCTTTCGAACAGCCGTACCGCGGCTTCGATCTCTGCGGAAACCTCGGTTGGCTTGGTTCCGTCACTATCTGTAGCAACCTGAGCCCAGTGATGCACCGCGAGCGCCGCGCGCGTGAACAACCAGAGAGCGCATGAGAATGCAGGATGCTGAGGCTGATCACGAGGAAAGGGTGCATACCCCAAGTGTCCCACGCGTAAAGACATTCGTAAAGACACGTGCTAACGTTCCCGCCATGTGGTTCGCCCTGTACCGTCGCCTGTTCTTCCACCGCCTATGCACAGCATGTGGCCTGCGCCGGGCGCGTCGTGACGGGTTCTGCTCCGACGGGTGCGCGCGTACGTTCGAGTTCTACGGGGCATGAACACGAAAGGCCCCGCCCTCCTATTGGAGTCGGGGCCTTCGCTGCGCTGCCTCTCGCGCTCTCGCCTTGCGGCGACCGGGGCTCGAACCCGGACCTCTGCGGCCATTAGGCCTGCGTCCAGTCTAAAGGGCGAGCAGGAGCCGGTTGAGGATTCCGCGGACCTCTTCGGCTTCCTTGTGTGAGACGCGGAAGTCGATACTGTTGCCGCCGGTGAGTACGGAAACGATGGAGTTGAGGAATCCGTCGCGCTTGGTGGTCACGGAGGTGACGCTGCGGAGGGGGATCATCTCGGTGGACGCGGACCCCTTCTTGCCGACGCCGGTGGCCGCCAACGACATGCCCATGGTCACGACGCCAGCGGTCAGCTTGGCTCCCGAGAGTCCGCGCGGCTTCTCCCATTCGATGCGGTCGGCGTAGATGTTCACCTTCGCGTTTTTGCCTGCGATGTGGGAAGTGAACTGGTGCAGCAGCGCGTCGGTCATGCGCGCGATCCTATCTGCGAGCTTGACGACCGCGGGAGCCCCCGTCCGTCGGTCAACGACAAGAACGCCCCCTCGCCGCTCCCTGAGGAGTAGCGAGGGGGCGTTCGTGTGTCAGGCGGCGGTGTACCAGGAGCGGAGTGCGGCGACCATGTTTTCCCGGTCGGCGGTGTTGTGCACGGTCGGGTAGAAGATGACGTCTCGGAGTGCACCGAACAGGGGTGTGCTTCCGTCTGGGGCTGCTCCGAGTGAGGAGTAGCCGGGGTTGGCGCCTCGGGTGAGTGCGGTGGAGGTGGTGAGCGCGTCGTTGAAGTTGATCGTCGCGGTGGTGCCGGTGAAGGTGATCGCGAAGACGTACCAGCGGCTCGGGATGACGGTTCCGCCGGAGATTCCGGTGTTGGAGCCGCCCATTCGGAGGACGCCTTCGCTGTTGACTGCGAGGACGATGCCGCCGAGGTGCGACAGGATTCGCGACACGGCACCGATGCTGTCGATGCGGAACACGTAGTAGGCGGTGAAGCTCGCTCCGGGGACGAACGTGGACGCCATGAAGTCGCCGCCGTCGAATGTGACAGCTTGGGCTCCTTCGATTGCGGCGACGTTCGGTTGCGCGGCGACGGTGGATTGGGTCCACGTGGTGCGGTCGCCTTCGGAGCCGCGCCAGGTCGCGAGCGGTCCGGTAATGGGGACGTCCGCCGCGACCCACCGCTGCACT